ATGGAAACCATCGTGCTCAAGATCGGGGACTTCCTCGACCTCGTCGAATCCCGCGGCCACGCCACTTACGAGCTCCAGTCGCATGCAACCGGCCTCGGCACCGGCACGCTGCACCGGATCCGCGCCGGCGGGCCGGTCAGCAGCAGCACCGTTGCGGCGATCTGCTCGGCCTACGGCGTGGCCTTCGACGACGTGTTCGCGTTCGGAACGGTAACGGCGCAGCGAGCAAAGCAGCCGGACGTGAAGGCGATCGCGGCATGAGTGCCCGTCTTGTCGAGCTGTCGCCCGAGCGCGAGCGGGCGATACGAGCCGCTGCTGCCGCACTCGTCGACGCCGTCGCCGAGCGAGCGGCACGCACCCCCCGCGAGGCGGCCGAGGCCGCGTTCTACCCCGGTCATCCGCTCGGTTCGGTCGAGGCGATCGAGGCCGAGATCACTGCACGCCGCGAGCGCGAGGCAGCGCTGCCCACCGAACTGCCGCTCGCCGCCTAGCCAACGCAAGAGGGGCCGTCCCGCAACGGCCAAGCAGCGGAGACGACCCCGGGGCGCGCACGCCCCACTCATCCGTCACAGGAAGAAAGCGAGGCAGGCGCCGTGAGCGTTCAGCCTATCCAACTCCCCTACGCCGCAGGTCGACAGACCGACGAGCAGCGGCTCACCGCCGTCGAAACCGCCATCGCCTCGAACAACCTCCCGCAGCTCCGGACCGTCGTCCGCGACGACGCCGTGCACGTCATCGTCGGCGACATCGAGCAGTACGCGACGTGGGTGTACGCCCTCGGCGGCGAGTCCAACCGCGCGCCCGAACTCGACGGTGCCTCGCTGTGGACGCTGCGCACCGAGACGCCCTCCGGACGGAACCGTTCGAAGGTAGCGGTACGAGTTCACGTCGCGGTCGTGTGCGACGAGTCGGTGCCTGTCGAGTTTCGCAGGCCGGTGTCGGCATGAGTGAGAATCCCGCCGTCGAGACAGCGGCCCGTGTCATCGCCGCCGCGATCGTGCACGGCACCTCGACTGATGTCGCCCGCGAGGTCGCGCAGTGCCTCGACGACGCGCGTCTGCTCGTGCAGCGGACCGCGCCTGTCGATGGCCCGTTCCGTGTCTACGTCGAACCGATCCCGACGGGCGTGACCCTTGATGTCGAGGCGTTCGTGCAGCATGTCGTGTACGACATCGTCGAGCTTCTGCTCGGAGACAAGTACGGTGACCGCTTCGACGGTCTCGTCGACGTGCGGTCCCGCGACCCGCATCTGATCGAGCGCCCCGGAGATCTGCCGTTCGAGTGCCTCGTCGCCGACTTAGTCGCCGATGTCGGCACGAAGATGCCCGTCTACAGGCCGCAGGTTCTGCGCCTCGCCGAGCAGATGCTCGTGCGTGCCGCGCCGCAGGCGATACCGGGGCAGCGGGCCGAGGGCGGTGCGGCCGCATGAGTGCCCGCAGTGAGGTGCACGCCGCTCTGCTGCGGGCCGGATACGGAGCACCGGGCGCTGATCGGTTGCTCGACCAGGTCGAGCACGACGCCATCGTTCGGGAGCAAGACACCGACAGCGGCAGTCAGCCGCTCGAAGGCGCGTCCGCCCACGCGCACCGGCTGCCGTGCGAGTACCCCGAGGCGCTGCCGTGCCGTTGCCCGGTCCGGCCCCGTGCGTTGCCCGAGGGGAGTCTGCGGCGGGCGAGGCGGCGGGCGCGCATCGGTGACTACATCGCCGGGACGCGCATTGGTCGGGCTGACGTGTGGGTGTGGGCGGGTGGTGCCCGGTGACCGGTCCTCGTCACGCCGTGGCGACCGAGCGGGGTCGGTACTACACCGACCCTGCCGGGGGCCCCGACCTGATCAGTGTCACGAACGCACTCGGCACGGGCGTGCACAAGCCTGCGCTTGTGCCGTGGGGCTCCGGGCTCGTCGCCGACGCCGTCATCGCCGACCCGATCCGGACCGCGCGCCGTGCGCGTCTTGAGCCGACCCGGTTGCGTCGTGAGCTCGTCGCCTTGCCGAACAGCAGCGCCGAGCGGGCGCGCAGGCTCGGGACGCGCATTCACAACCGGGCGCAGGCGATCGCTATCGGCAGCCCGTTCCCGGCCGATCCCGAGGTCGAGCCGTACGCGGTGCAGCTCGCGCGGTTCTTCCGGCTGTGGCGGGTGGACTTCGAGCGCGACATCGAGTCGACCGAGATGACTGTGCTGCACCGCCGGTACGGCTACGCGGGCACGGGTGATCTGTGGCTGTGGCTGCCGACCGGCCGGTTCCGGCGGCGGCAGTTGTGGCTCGTCGACTACAAGTCGGCCGCCCGCAAGCCGTCGACGACGGTCTATGACGAGCAGCCGCTGCAGCTCGCCGCGCTGCGGCACGCGCCCGTTGCGCTGCTGCCGGACGACAGCGAGATCGAGGCGCCGCGCGTGCACCGTACGGCGCTGCTCAACCTGCGGCCGCGCGCGCATCGGTTCATCGAAGTGCCGTCCGGCCGCGCGCAGTTCCGCGCGTTCCTGGGCACTGTGCGCACGGCCCGCTACCTGCATGGCGCGCCGAGCGCGTACCCGACGATCCTGCCGCCGTGGGCGCCGGGGTCGCAGACTCGAAAGGCAGCCTGATCATGGGTAGCCGCATTCTGACCATGCAGCGGCAGGCGGCCGAGCTTGGCCGTATCCGCACCGGCTACAGCCGGCCGAACCCGGACCCGAAGAAGCGGCCGATCCCGGTCAAGTCCGAGACGTTCGTCTTCACTTCGCACCGTCGCAACTACGTCGCCGCGGCAGCCGAGTTGTGGGGCGGCGAGGTCGAGCAGTGGACACCGCAGAACCAGAGCATCGCGCAGTTCCGCGTGATCTCGCAGGCGCAGCAGATCGAGGCGATCCTGCCCGCCGGCGACCCGTTGTCGCAGTCTTACGAGATGTGGTCGGGCGGTGGGTGCGCCCGGCGCTGCGACGGCGAGACGGAGAAGCTCAGCCGCAAGCCGTGCTTGTGCCTCGCGCAGTTCGGCGACGAGTGGCACCTGCGCTCGGCGCGTGAGGTGTGCCGTCCGACGAGCCGCATCAACGTGATGTTGGCCGACATGCCTGATCTCGGCGTGTGGCGGCTGGAATCCAAGTCGTATTACGCGGCCGACGCCATGGCGGGCGGGCTCGACATCGTGCTGCAGGCGACCGGCGGCGAGTCGCTGATGCCGGTCCGCATGTGGATCGAGCAGCGCTCGGCGGTGCGCAACGGCAAGACGAAGAACTTCCCGGTCGTCATGGTCGTGCCGAGCCTGCCCAAGCTGCGGCACGCGCTGTCGGGCCCGCTGTCGACCGCGGCCGCCCTCGACCCCGGCGTGCTCGTCGAGCGCCCGGCGATCGAGGCGCCGCGGCCGGACTACCTCGACGAGGCGCGCAGGTGCCGCACCGCCGACGACGTGCTCGCCGTGTGGCAGCGCGCGCGGGCGGCCGGGCACGGCTCCGATGAGCTGCGCGACGACCTCAAGGCGATCGCCGACGACATCGCGAAGGGCATCGACCCTCGCTCGGGCGAGGTCGGCGACCAGGACGAGGGCGGGCCGGACGACGAGGGCGTTTACGACGCCGAGGTCGTCGGCGAGAGCGAGGCCGAGCCGCCCGCCGCGTATGTGTCGACGGTGTGGCCCGAGGCTGCGCGGCCGGGCGGGGGTGGCCGCTGATGTGGCACCTCGGCAGGCTGTGCGCCTTCGACCTGGAGACTACGGGCGTCGACGTCGAGGCCGACCGGATCGTGACCGCCGCGGCGCTCGCACTCGGCGGCGGTGAGGACGGCGAGGGGCACGAGTGGCTCGCCGATCCCGGCATCGACATTCCGGCCGAGGCGACGACGGTGCACGGCATCACGACCGAGCGCGCCCGCGCGGACGGCGGACCGGCCGAGACGGTCGTCGATCAGGTCGCCGGGTTCCTCGCGGTGCAGGTGCGCGACGCGGTGCCGGTGGTGGGGCACAACGTGCCGTACGACCTCACGCTGCTCGACCGCGAGTGCCGCCGCTATGAGCTGCCGACGCTGTGCGACCGGATCGGCGAGACGCCGTTGTACGTGATCGACACGCGGGTGCTCGACACGCACGCGTTGCCGTACCGCAGGCGCCCGTCGAAGGGCCAGGGGGCGAGGCAGCTCATCACCCTCGCGCAGGTCTACGGGCTGTCGTGGGACGAGGGCGCGGCGCATGGCTGCGCGTACGACGCGCTCGTCGCCGCCCGGGTCGCTTACCGGATCGGGCAGCTCGCCCACATGCCGCGGGCGGACTGGCCCGAGGCGATCCAGACCGCTCGGCGGCCGCGGTTTCACGAGCTCGGCGGGCTCGACCTCGCCGAGCTGCACTCCGCACAGATCACGTGGGCCGCGGATCAGGCGGCCGGACTCGAAGAGCACTTCCGCAAGACCGACCCGGGCGCCGTCGTCGACCGGTCGTGGCCGCTGCGCCCGTGGGTCGAGACGATCACCGAGGGGGCACTCGCATGACGTCCAACTTCCGATTCGTTGACCTCGACGAGCAGGCGCTCGTCGTCCTCGTCGAGCGCGACGGCTCGTACGAGGTGCAGAACCCCGCGCTGTGCAACCGGTTCGCCGCGGCGCTGCTGCGCGGCATCGCCGACCGACTCGACGCGGAGCACCCGCCCTACCCCTGCACTCCGGGCATCGGCGCCGAGCCGCAGCACGAGCGGCCGGCCGAGCCGCTGATCAGCCACGCGGGCACCCTCGACCGCGAGCGGAAGATGTGGACGGACGGCACCGGGCACGCGTGGGACTTGTCGTTGCCGTGGACGGATGCGGCCGACCGTTCGTGGCGGTGGCATGGCAGCCTCGACCGGCAGGGCACGCCGATCATGCGCAGCGCTGACGGCGCCGAGGTGCAGTCGCTCGACGTGGTGCGCGCCCTGTGGGGGCCGATCGCGCCGCTCTCGGGCGGTGCGGCATGACGACCGCCACGGTTCCCGGACTGATCGCACCGGGCGTGCTCGCACCGCTCGACGACCGGGTCGTCGCCGAGGGTGAACTGCGGGTGATCGGCCTCGACTTGTCGCTTACCTCGACGGGTGTGTGCCTGCCCGACGGCAGCACGTACCGGATCAAGACCCGCGGCAAGGACGGCGACCGCCGTCTCGTCGCCATCCGGGACAACATCCGTGCGGCACTGGCCGCGCACCGCCCGCACCTCACCGTGATCGAGGATCTGCCCAAGCACGCCATGGCGGCCGGGTTGACGGCGAAGGTGCACGGCCCGGTGCTGTGCGAGCTGCTCGACGCCGGCGTGCCGTACGCGCGCATCGTGCCGGCGACCCTCAAGAGCTATGCCTGCGACTACGGCCGGGCCGACAAAGCGCAGATGGCCGCGGCCGCGTACCTCGCGGCGGGCGCCGAGTTCGCCGACGACAAGGGCGGCGACCAGTGCGACGCCTGGTGGCTGCGCGCCGCCGGTCACGAGGCGTACGGGGTGCCGCTCTTCGATCTGCCGCCGGCGCAGCGCAAGCGGCTGCACGTCGTCGCGTGGCCGGCCGGTGTCCGCGCCCTGTGCGTGACGGGAGTGACGCGATGACCCTCCGCACCCCACCCAACCTGTCTATGCAGAACTCGGAGACTCCCGTGACCTCCCCCGCCCTGCACGCGCTGTCTCTTGGCGCGGGTGTTCAGTCAACAACGTTGCTGCTGCTGTCCGCCGAGGGCGTGCTGCCGAAGTACGACGTCGCGATCTTTGCCGATACCGGCTGGGAGCCCCGCGCCGTGTATGAGCACCTGGACCGTTTGGAGCGCGAAGTCGCCGAGCCGGCCGGTATACCGATCGTTCGGGTCCGCGCCCTGGGTGGCCAGGGGAAACGGTCATCGGGCGATCTGCGGGCCGACTCGCTGCGTCCCGACTCGTGGATGCGTATGCCGGTGTTCGTGGCAGACCGTGAGGACAAGAGCGCGGCCATGGTACGGCGCCAGTGCACGGACGAGTACAAGCTCGTCCCGTTCAAGCAGGAAGTACGGCGCCGTCTCGGATATCCACACCCCCGCCCCGTGCCGCGCGGGACCTATGCGCTCAGCTCGATCGGTATCAGCCGTGACGAGTTCCAGCGCGCGAAGGACGCACACGTTCAGTACCTCAAGAACGACTTCCCGCTGCTCCACCTCGCCGGCGCCGCCGACGGGCGCGAGGGGTGGACCCGCAATGACTGCATCCGCTACCTGCGTGCGCACGGTTGGGGCGAGACCCCGAAGTCGGCTTGCATCGGCTGCCCGTTCCATGGCAACCGGGCATGGCGGGCACTGCGCGACACCTGCCACTGCGGGCACCTCCGGGACGAACATGTCACGGTAGGTGACCGTCTGTTGTGTGATGTCTGCCCGCATGATGCTCCGCGGGCGTGCGCGGGGTTCGCCGCTCCTGAGTGGGACGACGCCGTCGCCTTCGACGGCAAGATGCGCGAGGTGCCACACCGCGGCATCAAGAAGGCCCCCTACCTGCACCGCAGTCTGCTGCCACTCGCCGAGGCACCGATCGACAAGGTCACCCGCGGCGAGTGGGCCGACCGGCAGCTCAACTTCTTCGATGCTGTCGCGGACGTTGAGGCCGAGGCGCTCGAAGAAGGCGAATACGGCAGTTGCTCGCCCTGGTCGTGCCGCAGCGACGAGCCGACCGCCGATGAGGGTGATTAGGGGTGGCCGGCCCTATCGGGCCGACGATCTGCGACCCGCACCCCGGCTACGGGCTGCGGGTGCGCAAGGACAGCAACCGGGCGATCCCGACGGCCGATGGCGACTGCCCGTGCGGGCAGTTCAGCAAGTCCGCGCAGGGCGACGTCGAGGTCGAGTCGCTCGTGATCGCGTACGGCCGGCACCGCCGCGACGAATGCCCCATTCCAGCGATACGAGCAGCGGCCGCTCGGCAGTACGCGGCGCTGCAGTTCTCACACAGCAGGCGAAGGAAGTGAATCACCCGTGCCGCACAACCTCGACCCCGACCAACTGCCCGAGGTGAAAGTCGACTCAAACGCCGGTTGGCTGCAGCAGGCGCTCACCGCCGCGCAGCGCCGCGGACTGTGGGAGCACCCCGGGATGAGTGTCTTCGCGGTCGTCGAGCTCACCTCGAAGAGCTTCACCGGGCACGCCGACGGCGAAGAGAAAGAGCCGCAGGTGAAGCTACGGATCACGGTCGCCGAGGTCGCGCAGGACCACGACCAGGCGGCGCAAGTCGCCGAGGTCATGCGGGCGATGATGCGGCGCCGCAAGATGAACGGCACCCTCGACGAGCTCGGCCCCGGTACCCGCGACGTCGAGGCGGCGGTCGCCGAGGCACTCACCCACCATCCGACCGAGGTCGAGTTCGAGGCGCACACAGCCCGCACACGGCGCGGCAGCCGGATCGAGCAGCACGGGTGACACGCGCACGGCGTGTGCGCTGCCGCTGCGGCCGCACGGTCCTGCGGCAACTCGTCGGCCACCGGGCGGCACTCGATGTGACCGCCGACGCCGAGGAGTTGACCGCGGGCGCGGCCGCGGAGCTGCGCGGGCCGAACCGCCTCGACTGGTGCCTGCGCACCACGAAGGGCGGGCCCGACCTGCGGTGGGCCGACTGTAACCGCCGCGACGGCGGGTGCCCGCACCCGCACGTGATCGACCACCAGTGCGCAGCGGCCGCGGCCCCGGTGCCGCGTCCTCGCACCTCTCGTACGTCCTCGGTCCCCGAGGGACAGCTCACCCTCGACTAGGAGCAACTCCGATGCCTTGGTTCGTCGTTGACGACAACGCACACTCACACCCGAAGATGATCGCCGCCGGGAACGCGGCGCTCGGGTTGTGGCTGCGCAGCGGCGCGTATGCGGCGCAGCACCTTACCGACGGCATCGTGCCCGGCGTCATCGCGAAGATGTACGGCTCAAAGCCGCAGATCGCCAAGCTCACGGCGGCCGGTCTGTGGCACACCAGCGGCCACACCTGCCGGCACCCGAAGTGCCTTCAGCCGGCCGCGGGTGACTTCATGATTCACGACTACCTCGAATACAACCCGTCGCGGCGGCAGGTACTCGACCGCAAGTCGAAGGCGGCCGAGAAGAAGCGCAGGCAGCGCGCGGGCACGGGCCCGGAGGGGAATCACGGCGGATTCGGCGAAGGTTCGCGCCCGGACCGTGAGGGATTCGACGACGAATCGTCGGCGGAACGCGCGCCGGAAGGCGGCGACTGCGCAGGTCACGGCCGTCCGTCCCCGGGGGACAACGGGGGGACTCGCGCGCACGCGTCCCCCTCCCCTCCCATCCCCTCCCCTTCAGGGGGTGCAGGTAGAGAGCCGTCTGCGGGAAGTAGCGCACGCGGCCGTGGAGCTCTCTCTTCAATCCCCGCCGACTGGCAGCCGACCGACGACGACGTTCGCGCCGCGCAGCTCGCCCGAGCCGACAGCGGCCGCTCGCGGCTCACCGCGCAGCAGCTCACCGCCGTCACGCGGAAGTTCGTCCGGCGCATGGCCGACGATGGCGTGCAGGCAGCCGGGTTCGGCGGCCGCTGGCAGCAGTGGGCCGAGAACGAACGCACCGAGCCGGCTGCGCCCGGCGGGGTCGTCGTCCCGTTCGCGCAGCAGCCCACGAGCAAGGCGCAGCAGCAGGTCGCCAGCCTCGGCCGGCTGCGCGACCGCTTGAACGGAGGTACAGCCTCATGAACCTCGACGACACCCTCGACTTGCTGTCGCAGATCGCCCTCGTCGACGACCGCGTCGTGAAAGCGACCGAGACCGAACAGGCGGCGCAGCTCACGATGTGGGCGGCGATCTTGCGTGATGTCCCGCTCGACTTCGCCGGCCGAGCCGTCGGCGAGCACTACGCCGAGTCGGCGTGGCCGATCATGCCGAAGGACATCGCCGCCCGGTGGCGGTCCGTCGCCCGCGACCGGCTCGGCCGGCACACGGGCACGTTCGAGCCAACGGCGCACCCTCACCTCGACCCCGACGACATCCCCGGCTATCGAGCCGCTCTGCGGGCGCAGCGCGAGGCGGTGCGCACCGGCTGCGAGGCGCCGGCCGAGCTGCGGGCGCTGCTCGCCGGCTCGGGCCCGGTGGCCGACGGACGGCCCAACGACGCATACCGGCAGGCACGCGAGGCGCTACGCGCTGCGCGGGCGACCCCGGTCGAGAGCGAGGCCGCGTCGTGAAGATCTACGCCGACCGGCTGCTCGCCGAGACCGTGCCCGACGGCACGTTCGGCGGCGCCCGCCCGCCGCGAGGGCAGCGCAAAGCGCGTCGAGGGCCGGACCCGGAAGCGGCGCGGCACCGCGCCGAGCTCGCCGCGGAACTCTCCGCTGTCGCGGTGCGCCGCAAGAACGCCCGCGCCACCGCGAACACCCCGCAGGACCCTGCCACTCGCACGGCCGCCTGACCGGCCCGCACCGCTCGAAGGAGACACCGCACATGGCCACTACCGACAAGCCGTTGACCGCCGTCGAGGCACTGCTCGCGTTCGCCCGGCGCGTCGTCGACCCCCCGGCGGCGCAGGCGCTGATCGACGAGGCGACCCGCGAGCTCGCCGGCCGGCACGTTGTCCGTGCCGATCAGCACCTCGTGCCGTTGCGGTTCACCGTGCGCCGAGGTCGTGACGTCTCCGGGACCAGCGGGCTCGGCGATGTTGCCGACGGCGTGCTGTGGCCGGACGGAACCGCGTCCGTGCGGTGGCGCGGCGAGCACCCTTCGGCCGTGTTCTGGGACCGCGGTCGCGTGAGCGTCGAATTCATCCACGGTCACCAGGGCGCGACCGAGATCGAGTTCGTCGACCAGGACGGCGAGCGGCCGGCCCCGGTTGGCGAGCCCGCCGCGGACCCGTCGGCCGCGCCGCTCGCGCTGCGCCGCGTCGTCGAGATCGCCCTGAACAAGCCCGTGCCGTGCCCCGACTGCGAGCGCACGTCGGCGTGCCGCTGCATGACCAAGCGCACCGCGGGACGCATCGACGCCGTGCTCGGCGCGCTCGCGCCGTGGCTCAAGTCCGGCAAGGACACCGCGGCGTGAGCGCCCACGACTTCACTGTCGACCCCGACGACCTCGATGAGGACGACCTCGACCGGCTCGCGCAGATGAGCGAGGAAGACCTCACCGACCTGTACGAGGACCCCACGCCCGAGGACCCGCTCGCCGGGTACGCCCGGCCCGCGACTCGGGCCGCACCGGAGGCCACCCCGGGTCGCGGCATCGACGACCTGCACCCCCTGTGACCCCTGCCCGCGCCCACGACAAGCGAGGAACCATGGCCGATACGACGCTCACCCAATCCGCCGACGAGCAGTACGTCGACCCATTGCGCGTTGCCCTCGACGAGATACGCGCGTGGCGGCATCGGCAATCGCACACCGACGCTCCGCGCTACGCCGAGCTCGACACGATCCTCGACGCCGCCGCGGTGGGCCGGATCGAGCACCACCTCGGGCGCAGTGAGCCGACGTCGCTGCCCGAGGCGGTGCAGGGGTACCGCGCCGTGATGGACGCCCGGCGCCGCATCCTGTCCGACGCTGTACGCGCGTGGGACCTGGTCGAGGCCGAAGCGATGCGGGACATCGCGCGGTTCATGCCGGGCACGAAGTGATCGCCGTGCCCGCCTCACCGAAGGCTTTCGACGCGCTCGCCGAGCGGATTCGGCGGGCGGCCGACGCCGCGACCGCCGACATGCTGCTCGACCGGTGGCTCGACTACCGCGACCGCGCGACTGAATGGGACGCGGCTCGGTGGGGGTTCGACCCCAACCGATGGTGCGAGCCCGAGCGCTCCGAGCTCATGCGGCGCAGCCGCTTCGAGATCGGGTTCGTACAGCTCGACGCCACCCCCTGAGATGACGACAGGGCGCCCCTTGCCGGCCAGCAATCCGGGGCGCCCCTGCGGTGCGATCACGATACGTCCCACAGCACAACCAGGAGCACCCGCCATGCAGAACACCACCCGCACCCCCACCGAGGCCCTGCGCATCGTCGTCGAGCACTGGCCGCACCTGCGCGCCCTGATCGACACGGCGACGCCGGACGTCTGGCCGCCCGCGAACCCTTCGCTGTACCTGCGTGCCCTCGATGAGCACGACGCCGCCGAGGCCGCGGCCGGCCATCTCTCCCCGGCCGAGTACCTCGCCCGCCCCGGCCACGACCAGGACGAGGCGCCGGCCGCCGGGCATGAGCACCTCGTGCTCGCCGAGCAACCCGCACCGCTGCGGCTGCACGTCGTAGACGCGAGCCGCGCCGTCGAGGCCGCCCTGTGTTCACTCGCCGATGAGATCGCGGCGCAGGTGCAGCGGCGGCAGATCAGTGCCCCGACCCGCCCCAACCCCAACGACTCGACCGGTCGCGATCTCGCGCTGCTCGCCGTCCGCGACGAGGCAGACCCGCAGCGGTGGCACTACAACTTGCGCGAGCGCACCGCGCCTCGGGCCGCGAAGTGGCTACTCGCCCGGATCGAGGGCGAGCCGGGCCCGTGCGAGTCGCTCACCCTGGCGCACCGCCGTCTGATCGGCCGCGTCGCCCGCGAGGCGGCGCGGCGCATCGAGCGCACCATCGGCGCCGAGCACAGGTCGGTGCCCATGGGCGAGCAGCCGTGCCCATGGTGTGCCGGACAGCTCGTGATGCACCGGGGCGCCGACGATGATGCCGCGGCCGTGACCTGTGAGACCGGCGCAGCGTGCTGCGCCCCGACGTCGCTGGACGGCGAGGGGCGCCGCGTGTGGCGGGGGGCCGAGGCGCTGCTCGCGTTGCACGAGGCGGTCGCCGCCGCTGCGCGACGGCGCCGTCGGCGCGACCAGAAGCGGGCCGAACGTTCACGCCGCGCCGCAGCGTGACATGCGAACGCCGCCGCACCTCGCAAGGGGTGCGGCGGCGGCCGGCGTGGTCTGGCGTCGGCTACTTCCCGACCTCGACGACGTCCCCGCGATCATCGCCTCTCGCTCCACCGACCCCGAGCAGTACGCGCCGCTGCTCGTCGATCCCGCCAACACCCGTGCTGATGCACGCCAACGAAGTGCAGGACGGCGACCGAGAGGCGTCAGCCTGCAGAGTCGGAGGCGGGAGGTTATGGCGTAATCCTCCAGCTAGCGCCAGCAGACATCCAGTCGTAATGGATACCCGGAAAAATGCGGAGCGCATACGCGGAACGCAATCCGCGCTGTTCAAGCGGACGCAGGTCACCCTTGTAGTAATACCTCCCCTCTTCCGCGCCGGATTCCGCAACCATTCCCCAATTCTCAATCACCAGCTCTGTCCGATTCTCGTTGGGGATGAGGCGCCAATAGTTATCTTTCCCGGAGGTTGCGCAATCCATGACTTTCACCGCGGTGTCGGTTCCAGTCGTCCCGAGACACATTCCCGCATTGGGTCCATCCGTGACGTGCAATTGCATGAGCATCGCATAGTCGGAGCCGGACTGCGGAGCGGCTAGAGGCTTGCTTTCCACTCCGGCGATCGTGAAGCGCTGAGACCAATGCCCGGTGTCCTCGGACGGCCCTTCCCTGTCCCTTCCGCTTTCAGCAACTCCAGTTTCCGGGTTGACTTTCATCCTGAAAGTATTACCCCCGTTTTCGAATGGCCTGGAGAAACGAAACGCACCCAACTGGCCATCGTCGCCAAGTTCATCAGAGAGATCGTCAATCGAGCAGCCGTAATAAAGATACTGAGCATACACTGCCAAATAGCCTGCAGAGACACCAGGTCCACCACCAGTGGCCCCGCTGCCGCCGAGGGCATCCATATGTTCCCTGAGGACTGCGCACCGTTGACTGTCCGCCATTTTGTCCGGCCTCCTAATGGTTTCTACTTCAAGAGAAATATGACATGCTGACCGCTGAACTGAAGCCTGCCATATAGAGGGGCTCACCGTGGTGCAGTTCGGCAGCCGTCACCCGTCCGGAGCCTGCGGGTGACCGGCCTCGATGATGGCCCCGTTCTGATCGAACAGTCGGTACGGCTCCCAGGGGGTACCTGTACCAGGCAGCCCGTAGCCCTCTCGACCAGACAGCGAAGCGCCCCGCCAAGGGAAGTGGCGGGGCGCTTCGCGCTGATCATAGGCCCTAAGCGACTGGTGAAGGGGGCGTGTTCCGGCTGTGCACTATTCCGCTGCTGATCAGGGGGCGAGCCCCACTTGCTAGGGGGCCGCGCAGGATGTAGCTGACTGCGACGGTATGATCACAGGGTTTTGCAGGAACCTACCTTCAGGAGAACTGATGAGTACGACGGTGCACTTCAAGGGAAACCCTGTCCAAGTAGCTGGCCAACAGCCGATGGTAGGTGACAGAGCCCCGTCCTTCACGCTCGTCGACAAGGACTTGTCACCCGTCGGCCTGGATCATTTCGTCAGGCAACGCAAGGTCCTGAACATCTTCCCCAGCCTCGACACCGATGTCTGCGCCGCCTCCATACGGAAGTTCAATGAGCTGGCAGGCGGCCTGGACAACACCGTAGTGCTGTGCATCTCCTCGGACTTGCCGTTCGCACAATCGCGATTCTGCGGGGCGGAGGGCCTGGACAACGTGGTCACCATGTCCACGTTCCGTAACCCCGAGTTCAATGAGACCTACGGCGTGCTGATCAACACGGGCCCGCTGGCCGGTTTGGCTACCAGGGCTGTCGTTGTACTGGACAGTGACGACCGAGTCCTGCACTCGGAGCTGGTAGATGAGATCACCGAAGAACCCAACTACGATGCGGCCTTGGCTGTTCTGAAGTAATCCCTCTTGCACATGCTTAGCCCGCCATCGGCCTACCGGTGGCGGGCCGTCGCTATCGTTTGGCCTCGTACTCGTGGGCCCTGCCGCCTCGCCATGTGACCGCCCGCGGATTGTCGAGCAGCGGACCCGCGTCCTCGATCCCCGCGCGCCGCAGGAACTCGACCAGATCCTCATCACTGTGCGCGAGTCCGAGAATCTGCCCGCGCGCGGTCACCCGCCGCCCGCCGGTCGGGGAAGGGCGGTGTACGACTATCGGCGCATCGGCCATGTCACCAGGGTCAGCCGCCCGCCGCGCCTCCGCATTCCGAGCGCCTGCGGGCTGTGGCGCGCTCACGCGCCTTCCGCCCCGACGGGCCCGCCGAGGCGGGTCACCCCTGCGCGTCCCCCTTGGATTCGAGGTCGGTGCGACGGCCGGGGGTGACGGGATGCTTCCCGAAATACGCGTCCAGGTCGCCGCGGCGGAACCTCGGCCGCGTGCTGCCGGGCTCGATGACGCCCTTGGGGAACTCGCCCTTCGGGTCGGCCCGCCGGTTGTGCAGTGTCTGCCGGCTCACCCCGTAGTCGGTGCAGATCTGTGCGATCGACAAGAGGTCATCGCCGCTCTTCGGCGGTGTCGTCGGCTCTTCTGGCACGTCGGCATCATTCCCTAGACCTCTTGACAATGTAAAGAGGTCGCCTCTTAGCTGTACCCCCATACGGAAAAGCCCCGGCCCGGCGCTGGAGACGCCATTGAGCCGGGGTGGACCCGCCCGCCTTCCGCTAAGAGACAGGGCAGATCCGTGAAGAATCCTAGCCGGGAACACCCGGCCATCAATCCTGATCAGCGGCCACGACGAGGCCGGGTAACAGACCGGCTCGGGTACCGCATCGGTATCGGCATCATCGCGCCGGCCGCGGCCGGGATCGTCGCCTGGTCGCTGTACGTCGTCGCACACGACATGTACGGCGTGCCCAAGCTGCTCGCCGGCCTCGTCGCCGCGTGCTTCGACGGCATCGCCCTCGCCTGCCTGTACCTCGCGAGCGAAGCGGTCCGCGAAGGGCGCAGCGCCCTCGGCCCCCGGCTCGTCACCCTGCTGCAGGCCGCGATCTCCATGTACTTGAACCACCTGCACGCCGAGCACATCGGCGGGGGCGTCGGAGCGACCCTGATGTTCGCCGCCCCCACCGCCGGCCTGCTGCTGCTCTTCGACCAGTCGTGGGCCGCGACCCGCGCCCGGCACCGCGTCGCCCGCGGCGAACACCCGATGCGGTGGCCGGTGTTCGGATGGCTCGGGTGGCTGCTCGCTGGCGAACAGGCATGGGAGGCGACCAAACGCCGCGCCGTCGCGCACGTGACCGGCGCCGACGACAAGGGCGAGGACGAGCCCGCCACCGGGCCACGCAAGCCGGCTGAACTGCTCGCCTCCGAGCTCGCCGGTCTCCCCCCGACCAAGGCAATTCGGATCGGGCACGAGTCGCGGCCCGAACTCACCCCGGCGCAGCTCGCCGAGGTGCTGCGGCAGTACGGGCAAGACGTGACCGAACTCGACGTCGCGATCGTCCTCGACCGCGTGCCCCGCTCGACCGGCTACACCGTGGCACGCGCCGATGCACCGCCGCCCCACAGTGAGACGCCCGCACCGCATCACCTCGTCATCACCGTGCAGCAGCCGGAAGCACTCCCCGCGGCCTCCACCCCGCCCCCGCCGCCCGGGCCGCCTGTCGACCCGACGCCCAACTTCGCAGATCAGCAGAGCGGTATCGGCCCAAGCCCGATCGAGCAGATCGTCGACAAGGCGCTCGCGGGCGAGGGACGGTCGAAGGCCGGTGCGGTGCGGTGCATCCGTGCGGCGCTGCCGAACCTGACCGCCCCGCAGGTGGCTGCGCAGATGGTGCGGCGCGGTTTCGAGACGACCGATGGGTACGTACGCACGGTCAACTCGCGCGACGCGAGGAAGCCGAAGGTCGTCCAGGCGCTCCCGAGGCGCGAGCCGAACGGGCCCTACCTGTAGAGAGGCCCGCCGCGCTCTGTTCCCCGCGCCGGCACGCACCACCTCAGCGACCCTGTCGGCTACCGGCGCTGTCCTGCGCTGGCCTCGGAGACTGTGATCGTCCGCCGCTCGTGGAGGGCGCCGTCCAGTTCTTCAATTGCCGCCCGGGCTTCCTCGGGAGTGGACATCTCCACATGCCCGAAGCCCTTACTCTGCCCTGACTGGTCGCGGATCACCTTGACGAAGCTGACCTCTCCGCACCGCTCGAAGAGCTCCCTCAACCCGTCATCGTCGACTGAGTAGCTCAGACCCCCGACATAGAGTCTCTTGTTCATACCGTTCCCTCTCTTGCCTGGTCCGATTGCCAACCGGGCGAGACTGCCCCCTTGCGGAGTGGGGCCAAACCTCACCGACGAAGTCAACCACTGAAGGCGGAGGACAACCGGCCATGTCCAGACTCACCCCCGACGATGCTGCCGACCGGCTCGGCATCGCCGACGAGAACGTCGAGCTGTTCATTCGCGTCGTCGACGCGCTGCGCGCCCCCGAGGCGCGCGACGCGGAACTCGCCCGACTCCGCACCGAACTCGACGCCGTGAACGAGGCGCTGCAGACGGCGGGCATCGACTACCCGGGCGGCGCCCGCGGGGTGCGCGACCTCGCTGCGCTCCTCGACGACGCACGCAAGGGCTAACGCCGGTGGGGTACTTGAGTGCCCCACTGGCCACAAAGGCATCAAGTTTGTGCATCCGTCGACAGCGGAACGCAAATGGTGCCCACCGCGGTGTAGGGGCGAGGTTATCGAGCCGGGCCCTGAGATTGGGCCGCACGAAGGAGAGACAGCGATGAGCACAGCTCCCGAAGGTTTCGCGCCCGACTGTGACGCCGTCACGCCGGAAGAGGAATGCGGCGACTGCGAGTCGTGTTTCGAGGCCGAGGCGGAAGGGATCGAGCGAGCGCACGAGAGCGGGCAGATCACCTTGACCGAAGCGCTCGAAGCACACGATCGAAACGGCACGTACCGAAACGTGAGCGAGGACTGACCCCGTGGCAAAGAAGATCGAGCACGTACCCGCGGACAAGTTCATGACGCTCGACGAGATCGCGGCGTTCGTCGCCGACGCACGAGCGGCGGGTGCGAGTGGCAGTGACATCCCGCAGGGCCGTTTGTCGTTCGGAGGAAAGTTGCAGCAGTTGAACATCGCGGTCGCCGACCGGAGCCCGGCCGAGGACGCGGTCGACGAGGCATGATCTGCGAGCATTTCGCGCGCGAATCGACGACGAATCGAACGAGAATCTTCGCCGAATCGTTCGCGGTTCTCCGGCGAGTACGCAGGTCATCGCGCCGTGTCCCCGGAGGACGCCCTCGGGACTCACGCGCGCGCGTCCCCCTCCTCTCCCTTTATCTGGGGGGTGGCGGGTAGAGAGATCGTCTACCGGTAGTGGGCGGCGCACGCCGCGAACTACCTCTCTGCCCGCCCGCTGTCAGCCCCGAACGGCAAGATGACGCCATGACCGACGCGCACAAGATCACCAGTCTCGACGCCACGTGGCGACCCGGCGACATCCGCGTGCGCTCCGATCACCCCAAGTGGGTATGGGGCTACCCCAACGAAGGCAGCACCCGCAGCCGCTTCGGTGGCCCGGCCGTCCCCGACGGCGGGCTCGAAGAGCACGACGTGCCCCGCCCGTTGACGCTGCTCGTCCGCGACGGGCAGGCGGTCGGCGGACACCTCGTCGACGAGCCGACACCCCCAGGAACTTGACGCCGAACGATCACGTGTCGCACTCTTGACGGCAAGTCCGCCATGCCCGGACACAGAATCCACCCGACGCCCCCGCCCACCGCGGGGGCGTTTGCGTTCCCCCCAATGCCGGTCGGCACACCCCACCGTCGACCGGCACGCCGCCGCCCCAACTCCCCCCGGGGCGGCGGCACCCGACTCGCGCGGGGCGGGGTCACTACAAGCCATGGCGGGTTTGCTGACCGCCCCGCGCGTAACACCAACATCTGTCCGACCGTCAGTCCCACGCGGCACCATGGGAGTTCACCCAGAACCGCACGAAGGGGCACGTCTCATGTTCGGCAGGAAGAAGACCGACGAGGAAAAGGCCGCCGCGAAACACCTCGGCCGCATACGTGCAGCCGGCGCAGCGACCGGCGTGACCGTCATCGGGAGCAAGTTCCACCAGGCCGGACAGGCGCCGATCCCCGTCGAGGGATCGAAGGTGACGATCGAGCTCGGCGAGACCGCCCGCAAGCGCATCACGGCGACGCGGGTCGCGCTGACGGGGATCTTCGCCCTGTGGCTCAAGAAGGACGAGCAGAAGCTGTACATCACGGTTGAGCATGACGAGGGCGTGATCCTCTACCCCGTGCCAGCGAAGAAGGAACCGCAGGCCCGAGTGTTCGCCACCCTCGTCAACGGCGAGGCCACCGGCATCACCGCATAGCTACACCGGGGTACGCCGCACACCCCCCACGCGGCGTACCCTCCGCCGCTCCCCCGGCAGGAGGTCACCGCCCATGCGCGTACGCCTCACCGACGGGACACGCGAGGTCGACATCACCGCGAAGGGCAGCGACCCCGCGCTGCTGCGGCAGGCGGAACGCACAGCTCGACGACTGCTCGACGCGATGCAGACCGAACCGAGCACGAGCAGAGGGGCGTTCGGGTTTGGTCGGCACCTCGACGGCGTCGCTCTCGACAGCGCAACCGAGCGCGCCGACCAGGACGACGAACCCGACCTCGACGAGCAGCTCGACCAGGACGACGAGCAGCTCGACCAGGACGACGACGGATGAGCGGCGGGTGGCAAGGCAGCACACGAAAGGCCGAGCTGCCAGCCAACTGGTACACGGAGCTGCGCCCGTTCGTCCTCACGCGCGATAAGAACCGATGCCAGGAGGTCATCGACGGCGCACTCTGCGCCCGTCCGGCGAATCAGGTCGACCACATCGGCGACCGTGATGACCACCGGCCCGAGAACCTGCAAGCGCTGTGCGAGGACTGCCACGGACGCAAGAGCTCACGGCAGGGCAACGCGGCACGGTGGGCGGTACGCAGGCAGCGGCCGAAAGAGCGTCACCCCGGGCTGTTTTGATCCCGAAGAACTCGACCCGAATGCGGCCGCTGCCCCTGGGGGGTGACTCCCCCTCCCCGCCCCATCGAGGGCTCGGGAGGTGCTGTGGCCGAAGTTCTGTACGGGTCTGGGGAAATCAGCCACGCTGCGGGGCGTGGGCGGCCCGCAGGGCGGCGGGCAGGGATGCGGCAGGCTGATTTGATGGCGCGCGGTTGAGGGACCGCAGATCGCCTCTCAGCCTGCCGCATTCCCGATGCGAACTTGATACATGCAGGTCAGGGCACTAAAAGCGTACGCCGCGATATCCTGGGGACATGCCGACGACGCCCCGCTGCGAGCACTGCGACGAGCCGATGCCGATCACGGCCCGGCGGCACGCGCGGTTCTGCAAGCCTGCGTGCCGAGCTGCTGCTCACCGAGCAGCCCGCGCGATCCCGGCCGAGCTCACGGCCCGGCCCCGGTGGGTCCGGCGCACCGCGCGGAAGGTCCCGGTCACGGTCGGCGGCGACGTCGCGAGCAGCACCGACCCCGCGTCCTGGTCGACATACCGGGACGCCGCGAAGTCGACGGCGGGCGCCGGGCTCGGGTTCGTCCTCAACGGTGACGGCGTCGTCTGCCTCGACCTCGATCACTGCCTCGACCACGAGGGCGCGATCGCGGGCTGGGCGCGCAACATGCTCGACGCGGTCAACGGCTCGACGTGGGTCGAGGTGTCGCAGGGCGGCGATGGGCTGCATGTCTGGGGGTTTGGCGCGTTGCCGCACGGCAGGCGCATCACGGTCGGCGGCGGCTCGGTCGAGCTGTACGGCACCGGCCGGTACATCGCGGTCACGGGGCGGACGTTCGGCGGCACGCCACAGCGCCTCGGCGACCTACAGCACGTAATCGACTCGGTGGTGTAGCCGTGACCGGTTCATGTGACACGTAGATCTCTCGAATGCGCTCCGCGACGGCACGTTGAGCTGCATGCAACCGGTCGACAGCGTCGGTCAACGCTGACTCTGCAGCGTCCGGTCCGTCCTCTGTCAGCAGCCACTCAAGTTGTTCATACAATCCGCGGGCGCGTACGACCTTGCGGCGCAGCCCGTCAGGGATCACCAGCCCCGCGAGCCGATTGACGTTCTCGCTGTGAGCCCGTGCGGACTCGTCGAGCGCTGTTGCCTCGGTCTCGACCTCGGCCCGGCGCCGGTCTATCTCCTCCTGCGACAGTGCCCGCGTCGGTCTGCTACTGCCAAGACGATGCCACCAACACCATGCCTTGATGTTGTCCTCGGCCACGAGCAGTAGTTCAGACAGCGCACCGTGCAGGTCTTGAAGGTGCGTGAGCTCGAAGGTCTCGCGGCGGTCGGCGAGGGCGCGTGTCCGCTCGGCGTCTCGCGCGAGCCGTTCCCGACGTGCTTGCGCACGATTGTTGATCAACAAGCCGCCGAAGATCACTGCTTGGCCGAGCAGGAATGATCCGGCGGTCCAAAGACCCGAAACCCCCTGAAGATCCACGGTTGCACCCTACTTAGGGCGTTGGCGGCATGTGCGCTGATTGGAGGTACGGCCATGGCAGGCATGGGCCCGGCGCCGAAGCCCGAGGGGCGCAAGGCGCGGCGCAACAAGGACGCGATCCCGCAGACAGTTCTCAGGTGGGAGCGGGCCGAGGCGCCCGAGCTGCCCGACTTCCGGATCGAGCGCGACGGCGAGCTCGTCGAGTTTGTGTGGCCCGAGCGAACGCGCGAGTGGTGGCAGATGTGGATCGACAGCCCGCTGTCGGACCACTTCGGGTCGTCCGACTGGCAGTACCTGCTCGACACCGCCCTGATTCACGCCCGGCTGTGGCGCGGCGATCTCTCGGCCGCGGGCGAGCTGCGGCTGCGGGTAGCGGCGTTCGGTGCGACGCCGGCGGACCGGGCCCGGCTGCGCATGGTGTTCGCCGAGGCGGACGGCGCCGACGGGGGCAGCGGCCGCTCGGGCGGTCCGTCCGCGCGTGAGCGGTACGGGAATCTGCGGTCGCTGCCGGGCGGGAAGAGCGACCAGGGCAAGAGCACGTAGCGCGAGGGGGCGTCATGCCGTGGCGCGGCCCGGAGTTCGAGGGTGAGCGGCCGACGCTCGGTTGGTACGTCCTCGACTGGATGATGCAGAACCTCGCGCAGCCCGGCCGGGACGATGGCGCCCCGTTCCTGCCGACGCAGGAGCAAGCCGAGTTTCTGCTCGGGTTCTACGAGGTGCACCCGGTCACCGGCAAGCGGGTCATTCACCGGGCGCTGCTCTCGCGGCCGCGCGGGTGGGGCAAGTCGCCGTTCGTCGGGGCGATCGCGCTCGCCGAGGCGTGCGCCGACGTCGTCGCGGACGGGTTCGACGCCGACGGCGAGCCGGTCGGTCGGCCGTGGCACTCGCTGCGGACGCCGCTCGTGCGTATCGCCGCGGTGACCGAGCAGCAGACCGACAACACGTGGATACCGCTTCTGGAGATGGCGCGGGGCGGGTCGCTGTCGACCGACTACGGGCTCGACGTCCTCGACACCGTGATCTATCTGCCGCGCGGTGAGATCTCCCCGATCACCTCGTCGGCGACCTCGGTGAAGGGTGACCCCGCCTGTTTCGCGAGCCTCGACCAGACCGAGGAATGGAAGGAAGCGAACGGCGGCCGCAGGCTCGCGAAGACGCTGCGGTTCAACGCGACCAAGCTCGGCGGGTCGATCATCGAGACCCCGAACGCGTTCACGCCGGGCGAGGGCAGCGTCGCCGAGCAGTCGGCGGCCGACTATCAGGCGATCATCGACGGCCGGTCGCGGGCGCGGGGCATCCTCGTCGACCACCGTGAGGCGCCGCCCGACACGGACATGACCGACGAGGCGTCGCTCGTCGAGGGGTTGCGGTACGCGTACGGCGACAGCAGCGATCACCCCGACGGGTGCGTGCTGCACGACCCGCCGTGCGGGCCCGGCTGGTCGCCGATCGAGGGGATCACGGGCGCTTTCTGGGACACCTCGAACGACCCGCAGGATCTGCGGGCCGACTTCCTGAACCAGATCACGCACGCGTCGGATGCGTGGCTGACCGAGCCCGAGGTGCGTGCGGCCTCCGACCTCGGCAAGGTCGTCGAACCGGGCGAGCGCATCGTGCTCGGGTTCGATGGCTCGCGGAAGCGGAACCGCAAGATCACCGACGCGACGGCGCTGATCGGCTGCCGTCTGTCCGACGGGCACCTGTTCACCATCCGTGTGTGGGAACAGCCGCTTGGCAAGGCGGGCGAGGGGTGGCAGGTACCGGCCGTCGAGGTGCTCGCCGCTGTGGTCGAGGCGTTCGCGACGTACGACGTCGTCGGGTTCTACGCCGACCCCGCCAAGTGGGAATCGCACGTGGCCGATTGGGAAGCCGCGTACGGGCCGCGCCTGCAGGTGCAGGCGACCCGGCAGCACCCGATCGAGTGGTGGATGACCGGCGGCCGCAGCGTGCTGATCGTGCGGGCGCTGGACAAATTCCACACCGCTTTTACCGAAGGCGAGTTGACGCACGACGGCTCGTCGGCGCTCGTGCGGCATCTGTGCAACGCCCGTCGCCGGCCGAGCCGATCGGGCATGCAGATCGCCAAGGCACACCCCGACTCTCCGAACAAGATTGACGCCGCGGTCGCCGCTGTTTTGGCGTGGCAGTGCCGCCTCGACGCGATCGCGAAGGGCGTCGCGGTCGAAGAGGCCGAGATGTGGGGCGGAACGTTTTGAGCTGTGGGAGTGCGTTACGCCCGATGCTCTATTTCGTCTTTCCCGAAGCGGCCACCTTGTCAGACAGCACCCCGTGAGTTCGCAGTGCCGGAACGTCGTACGTCCAATGGGCATTCGAGTCATGCTCGTCGAACCCCGAGGGCGAAACGAGTACGGCTGTCCACTCACCTCTTGGGGGCGGCTTCTTGAGCTTCCATGTCACCTTCCAGCGGCCGCCCTGCAGGATGTCGGCCTTCGGCGACACGAGCCACGCATCCCCGCCCTTGGACTGCTCCTCGTCCGAGGAATCACCCGCTGGATTGCGGGTGATGACGTATACCGCCATCCCCGAGCGGAAGCTCGCTGCAGTCCCGGTGAAGACGTACGTCTTGCCATGCGGCGGCGCCGGGGACTCTGTGAACGAGGTAATGCCAACCGAGTTCCTCACGCTCTGGGGTGGCTGGGCCGCTGGTGGCGGGCTCTCTCCCCCGCTTCCGTTCGCCAACAGGCCGGTGATCAGAGCGGCGATGATCGTTGCCACCGCTGCAATGAGTGCTGTGATCACCTGCCAGCGATGCACCCGGATCTGCGAATCAGGCTCAGGTGGTGGCGGGTTGGGGCGATCACTATCCGGGTCCCCGGAGTCCCCGTGATCTGGCGTTGTCACTGACCCACCGCCGCGGCCCCCTTGCTTCGCTGCCGACGACCATCATGCCCAAGAGCTGTGCCCATCTGGCCCCTTTCGAGAAAGGAGATGCCATGCTCGACCAAGAGGTCGACTCTCCTGACTGGTGGTTGCTGCGGCTCGGCCGGAAGCTGCGCAAGCGGAACGGGCAGCTCGACGAGTGGTGGCGTTACTACCGCGGTAAGCCAGATCTGCCCGAGCTGCCGCGCAACGTCGAGCAAGCGTTCATCGACTTCCAGCGCAAGGCGCGCACGAACTTCTGCGGTCTGATCGCGGGGGCTACGGTGCACCGGCTGCTCGCGCTCGGCGTGACCGGCCCGGATGGCGAGCCCGACGAGCTCGCCGCCCGTTGGTGGCAGGCGAACCGGCTCGACTCGCGACAGAAGCTCGTATGGCGGGTCGCGATGACGCAGAGCGTCGGGTACATGCTCGTCGGCCCGCATCCGACCCGCACCGAGGCCAACGGGCGCCCGTCGCCCCTGATCACTCCGGAACATCCCCGCGAGTGCATCGTCGAGTGCGACCCGGAGACCGGCGAGCCGTACGTCGGGCTCAAGACATTTCACAACGAGATCGACGGCTACGGCTATGCGCGCGTGCTGTACGACGACCGCTCGTTCCCGTACCGCACGACCGAGGTATGCGGCGCGCGACGACTGCCGTGGGGCCCGGACTCGTGGGAGTACATTGGGGAGAGCGACGAGGGCGAGCCGCACGATCTCGGCGGGCTGCCGCTCGTCGAGTTCCCGCGGATGCCCGACCTTGGCGAGGAGCCCGAGCCCGAGTTCGCGGGTGTGCTCGACATCCAAGACCGCGTGAACATGGGCATCTTGAACCGCATGGCGGCGAGCCGGAACTCAGGCTTCCCGCAGAAGTGGATCAAGGGGCACAAGTTCGCGAAGCGCAAGGACCCCGTGACCGGGCTCGTCACGGTCGAGCAGCCGTTTGTTCCGGGGCCGTCCGTGGTGTGGGCGAGCGAGGGCGAGAACGCGCAGTTCGGGCAGCTCGCGGCGAGTGACCTGTCGGGGTTCATGAAGGAGCACGAATCCGACGTGCGCGACATGCTGATCTTGTCGCAGACCCCCGCGTACTACTACGCGGGCGACCTCATCAACATCTCGGCGGACACCGTGAGCGCCCTCGATCTGCTGCATGTGGCGAAGGTGCGCGAGCACATCGCGTCGTTCGGCGAAGGGCTCGAAGACGTGATGAGCCTCGCCGCAGCGCAGGCGGGCGTGCCCGAGGACTACACCGACGCCACCGTGCGTTGGACCAACCCGCAGTACCTGAGTCCGGCCGTCCAGGCGGACGCCGCAACGAAGTTGGCGAGCATCGGCTATCCGCTCGACGTCATCGCCGAGGATCTCGGCGAGTCGCCGCAACGCGTACGCCGCATCACCGCAGGCGCTGCGGCCGAGAAGCTGCTCGCCGCCTCGCTGCTGCCCGCCAACCCGGCGCCGACCGCGGGCAACCAACCCGACGACGAGGAGGCGACGGGTGGGTGAGGCACTGCAGACCGCGCTCACCGACCGGTACGACGCCCTGTCAACGTCACTGCGTTCGCGCGTGATTCAGTTCGTCCTCGACGCGTTCGACTCGCTCGGAGGTCACCGCGACGGCGACGCCGCAGCGTTCATCGAGCAAGTGCTGCCGACCGTGCTCGCGGCGCAGGCGCAGATGGGGCAGATCACCGACGCGTACCTGTCGGCGATGATCGCGGACATGCTCGGCGGCGCCGCGGCGCCGACCGGCGTCGCCCTCGACGAGGCGCTGCGCGGGGTGCCGCCCGACGAGGTGTACACGCGCCCGTTCGTCACCACGTGGACCGCGCTCGCGCAGGGCAAGGCGTATGCGCAGGCGGTCGCCGAAGGGCGTACGCGGCTGCTGTCGATCACCGAGACCGACCTGCAGCTCGCCCGCACCCACGCCGCCCGGCAGTCCATGCAGCGGGGCGGCGTGAAGTTCTTCCGGCGCGCGCTGCGCGGTCCGGGGAACTGCGCGCTGTGCACGATCGCCTCGACGCAGCGGTACCGGGTCGAGAACCTCATGCCGATCCATCCGGGCTGCAACTGCAAGCCCGAGCCGATCGTCGGCAACAAGGATCCCGGGCAGATCATCGACGAGACGCTGCTGCGCGAGGCGCACGCTGCCGTCGCGAAGGGTGTCGGCGCCTCGGATGCGGGCGGCCGCGCACCCGACTACCGCGAGGTCATCATCACTCGCCAACACGGCGAGTACGGGCCGCTGCTCGCAGTGGCACGCCACGAGTTCACCGGGCCGGGCGACATCGCCGGCTCGTGATGCCCGCGCCGACACGGCGCGTTCAGGCTCACCCCCTAACCCGACACGGGAGACACCACCATGCGCACGCGCACTCTGCCCCGCCATGCCCGTACCGGGCAGCTCGCCCTCGGGTGGCGCAAGGCCCGCCCGCACCAGGGCGAGGACCCGGCCGAGCTGTACCCGGTGTGGCCTGTCCTCGGCGGTGCTCCGGATGACATCGGCGACCAGGACGACGACGGCGACGACTCCGACACGGACGACGACACCGACGGCGACCAGGACGACGACGCCGACAAGGGCGACGACAAGACCGATCACCAGGCCGAGGCCGAGAAGTGGCGCGCGCTCGCGAAGAAGCACGAGGGACGCGCGAAGGCCAACGCCGGCGCGGCGAAGGAACTCGCGAAGATCAAGCGCGAGGGCATGAGCGAGGCCGACCAGAAGGTCGACGAGGCGGTCGCCGCGGCCCGCGCCGAAGAGCGCGTGAAGTCCGGCGAGCGGGTCGCCCGTTCGGCGTTCCTCGCCGCGGCGAAGGGACGTCTCGACAACGCGAAGGACGTCGCCGACGACGTCAACCTGCGCCGGTACGTCGACGACGAGGGCGAAGTCGACGAGGACGGGATCGCCGAGCTCGTCGACCGGCTCGCCCGACCGGCTCGCCCCGAAGTCCGGCAAGGACAAGAACGACGAGGACGACGACCGCGACGGGCGTGACACGCGCCGTCGCCGCGGCCGCGGATTCGACCAGGGCGCCCGCAAGGGCAGCGGCAAGGGCTCGGGCGGCGGCGTGGCTGCCGGCCGCGACCTGTACGCGACGCTGCTCGGCAAGGGCGCCGACAAGAGCTGACACCGAAGGAATTGACCATGATTCTTGCTCAGACCACCGAGCAGTTCGGGTCTGACGATCAGTCGTGGCTCGGGTCCGCGCACGGCACGGACGCGACCGAGACGATCGCTCTCGACACGAGCACGTTCACCCCGGCAACCCACTACCCCGCGGGGTACTTCAAGAGCGGCATTCCGCTCGGCCGCATCACGGCGGGCGGGAAGTACGGGCCGTACAGCGACACCGCGACCGACGGCAGGCAGACCCTCGTCGGGTTCCTGTTCGCCGCGGTCAAGGCACCGACCGACAACACCCGCGATCCGGCGGCCGCGCTGCTCACGCACGGCAAGGTGCGCGAGTCGCGGCTGCCCGTTGCGGTCGATGCCGCCGGTAGGACCGACGTCGCCGGCTCGATCCGGTTCGTCTGAGAGGACTGATCATCATGAGTTGGACTCTCGACACCGAGTTCATTGAGCCGACCGAGCTCACCGGTCTCATTCGGGCCGCGCTCGCCGACCTGCAGGTGAACCGCTTCACCCTGTCGCGGTGGCTGCCGAACGTCGAGATCGACGATCTCGCATACGAGTTCACCAAGGGCGGCGGCGGGCTCGCCGAGACCGCGAGCTACCGGTCGTGGGACGCCGAGTCGAAGATCGGCCGCCGTGAGGGGATCGGCAAGGTCATGGGCGAGCTGCCCCCGATCTCCGAGAAGATACTGCTCAACGAGTACGACCGGCTGCGCCTGCGGAAGCTGCAGCGTGACGACGCGCTGCCGTTCATCGCCCGCGACGCGCAGCGTCTCGCCCGCAACATCGGCGCGCGCTTCGAGGTCGTGCGCGGGCAGGCACTCGTCAACGCGCAGGCGCCGATCACCGAACTGCAGCAGACCGTCGACTTCGGCCGCGCGGCCGGGCACTCGGTCGTCGCCGCGGTGCTGTGGTCGGATCACGCGAACGCGACCCCGATCGACGACCTTGAGTCGTGGGTGCAGACCTACAGCGACACCAACGGCACTGCGCCGGCCGTGATCCTCATGCCGAAGGCGGTGCTGCAGCACCTGCGGCAGTGCGAGCAGGTGATTCGGCAGGTGTTCCCGCTCGCGCCCGCAGGCTCGGCGCCCATGGTCAACCGCGACCAGGTGAACACCGTTCTCGAATCCATGGGGCTGCCGCCGATCGAGCTGTACGACGCGACGGTCAAGGTCGATGGCGCCTCGACGCGGATCACGCCGGCGAACGCGCTCGCGCTGCTGCCCGAGCCGGGCGCCACAAGCGCGGCACAGCCGACCGAACTCGGCGCGACGCTGCTCGGCACGACGGCCGAGTCGCTCGAAGCCGAGTACTCCCTCGTCGCGTCCGAGCAGCCCGGCATCGTGGCGGCGACGTTCAAGACGAAGGACCCGGTGCGGCTGTGGACGCACGCCGCGGCGGTCGGTATGCCGATCCTGCGCGAGCCGAACCTCACGTTCAAGGCGCAGGTGATCGCATGAGTCGGCGCCTGATCGCGCACGTGCACGTCGACGGCATCGCGTACGGGCCCGACGACGAGGTGCCCGCGGCCGTTGCGAGGCGTATCGGTGCGCACGCGTGGACGTCTGGCGAGGACGCCGGGGGGCCGCCGGGCGATCCCGAGGCCGACGGCGGCGCCGAGCCGCCGCCGCGCTCTGGCCGCGGCTCGGGCATCGAGGCGTGGCGGGCGTTCGCCGAACAGCACGACGTCGAGGTCGCCGCCGACGCGAGCCGCGAGGACATCATCGCGGCCGCTGAGTCGGCCGGCGTCGTCGAGCCCGAGCAGCCGAAGGAGTAGGGGCGATGGCGGCGTTCGCGACGGTCGAGGACTACGAGGCGCGCGCCGCCGTCGCTCTCCCCGCGGGCAGCCCGAAGCGCCGGCAGGTCGAGGTGTACCTCGACGATGCGTCGGCGCTCATGCGGCGCCACATCCCAACCGGCCACGCGCCCGACGTGGACACGTTGCGCGCGATCTGCGTCGCGGTCGTGCGCCGTGTCACGGCCAACCCGGGCGGGTACCGGCAGCGCACCATCGGGCAGTACTCCGAGACGCTCGGCGAAGACGGTGGTCTGTACCTCACCGAGGACGAAGTCGCCATGCTGCAGTCGGAAGACGCGAGCGACCCGGACGCCGACGACGCGTACTCGGTCGTGCTCGTCGACCAGGGGCTACCGGGGTGGACTCGCGACCCGACGTGCCTCGGGCGGCGATGGCTGTGATCCCCGACGAGATGCTGCCGCACCTCGTCGACGTCGAGCACCCGGGCAAGCGGCTGGACCGGAACGAGAACGAAGTCGACGACTGGTCGGCCTCGACGCGCGCCCCGGTGTGGGCGTGGCTGCAGCAGAACACGGGCGCGGAGGACACCGACCAGCGGAACGCGCAGATCGGCGAGTGGCTGATGATGTGCAACCCGCAGACGGCCGCCGGTGCGCCGCTCACCGTGTACGGCTCGGCCCGCGTCCACTGGGGTGCGCTGCACTTCGAGGTGATCGGCCCGGCCGGCCCGACGTACGCGCCCGACCGGCTGCACCACTACGAGATCAGGCTTCGGTCAGTGGAGGGGTGAGCCATGGCGCGCATGCGTGTCTCGATCAACCGGCGCGCGGTCGCGTCGTTCCTGCGCTCACCCGAGACGCGGGCACTGATCGAGCGCAAGACCCGGGCCGTCGCCGAGACGGCCGCCGAGGTGTCCGAGGCTGACGGGCACTTTCGTGTCGACGTCGAGACTGGCGAGCGGCGGGTGCGCGGCGCTGTCATCGGCGACTACTCGACCCGCGTCCTTGAGGTGTCCCGGCGGGCGCTGCTGCGCGCCCTCGACGCCGCTCGATCGGTCGAGTGATGGGCGCGTTCGCGTTCCCCGACGCACCGACGGTTGTGCGGGCGTACCTGCAGGCGGCGCTCGACGTGCGCGGCGTGTCCGTGCCGGTGCGCACCCGCGTGCCGAACCCGCGGCCGGATCGGCTCATCAGGGTCGAGCGGCTCGGCGGCACGCGTCTTGACCGGATCACGGACCGGCCGCGGCTGTCGTTCGAGGTGTGGGCGCCGTCGCAGGACGAGGCGGCCGACCTCGCAGAGCTCGCCCGCGCGCTCGTCCATGCGATTCCGGGGTGGCGGGGTGCTGTCGCGTACGACGTCGTCGACGTCGGCGGTCCGACCAACTCGCCCGATCCCGCCTCGGGCAGCGAGCGCGCGACGTTCGCCGTCGAGGTGTCGCTGCGGGGCAGGCCGCTCGCCCCCTGATCACGGCTCACCCGCCCTGACAGCTCACCCCCGCCCGCTCTGCGGCCGGGGGTTTCTTCCTGCACGGAGGTACACACCCATGCCCACCTACGACGCTATTGCCGGCCCGGGGCTGAAGACCGAACTCATCCGTAAGCAGCTTTCACAGGCGATCTTCGCCGCTGACACGGGTGTCTCCGCGATCACTGCGCCGTTCACCCCTGCGACCGGTGAGCTCGCCGCCGTGCCCGCGGGGTACGTGCCGGTCGGCTACACCACCGACGACGGGATCACGTTCGCGTCCGACCTGTCGATGTCCGACGTCACCTCGTCGCAGTCCGTCGAGCCGACCCGCTCGGATGTCGAGTCGGACGTGCTCACCGCCGAGTACACCCCCCAGGAGACGAACGCGGCGACCGTTTCCCTGTACGAGGGGCTGCCGCTGTCGGGTGCTGGGGCGCTGCCCGAGCTCGGCGCCGCGTGGTCGTGGGACCGCCCCGTCACCCCGAAGAACCCTTATCGCAGGCTGCTGTTCATCGGCGTGGACTTCAACGACTCCGGCCAAGAGCTGTACGTCGTGAAGTTCTTCCCGCGGGCCCGGCTCACGGGCAAGGACGACGAGCAGTGGGCGCGCAGCGAGTCGACGAACCGGCCGGTCACGTTTACCGCCTACCGCGACACCGCTGTCGGCACATCGTGCCGCACATGGGTCGACGGGCCCGGGTGGCGTGCCTTCGACACCACTCCGTAACCCCTGGTCGGGCGGGGGACGGCGGTTCTGGGTGAGCCCCGCCGTTTCCCGCCCTTGACGTGCTCACCCGCAGCTCACCCAAGGGAGAGGTACAGCCATGTCGAAGCCCAACCGCAAGCGCTACAAGCTCGAAGCGGTCCGCTCGTCGTACGCCGAGGCGGTCGGCGGCGAGGCGGTCGAGTTCGAGGTCGGCGACGGGAAGGTGTTCAGCTTCCCGCACCCGATGTTCGCCAGTGACGAGGAGCAGCGCGCGCTCGACGACGCCGAGGGCGATCACGGCAAGGCGCGCGTACTGCTCGGCGATCAGTACGAGGCGTTCGGGAAGGCGGGCGGCGACGACAACAGCGTGATGCTGCTGTACGTCGCGGTGCGCGCCGAGGCGCAGGACACGGTGCAGCGGCACCGCCCTACGAGGGGGTAGGCGACGGCGGCAAGGACGCCGTCGACACCTACACGTACACCGTGCTCGACGTCCTCGGCGATCATCCCGAGAGCGTCGAGGCGGACCTGATCCGGTACTTCGGCGGCGACCCTCTCGCCGCCTACTGGCGTGGCGAGATCACGCTGCGCAAGCTGCGCGTCCTGGTCGAGGCGCTGCCTCCCGACTCGGCGACGGCCCGCGCCGAGGCCGGGCACCACTGGACACACCTCGACTACGCGGCCGCGGACACCCGCGACCTGGTTGAGCTGCTGCTGACGGCGTTCATCAACGCCAACCGCGATCCGAAGGCCGCTGCGCTGCGGTGGCCCGAGCCGTCGTGGCGGCCGGGCGACGCGCTGCCCGAGGACACCTCGGCGGACGAAGAGGCCAAGCGCGCGAAGGCGCGAGCCGCGTACGAGCACATCGTCGCCCGAGCCACAGGGGGTTGACTCATGCCGGTCGAGATCGGCGTCGGGTACGTCAGCGTCGTTCCCGAGGCGCGGGGGTTCGGGCGCCGGTTTGAGCGGCAGCTCGCGGGCGAGTTGGCCGGCGCCGGTCTCGCGGCCGGCCGCGAGTCGGGGAAGGGGTTCCTCGGCGGGATCGGCGATGTCGTCAAGACCGGCGTTGCCGGTTTCGCCGCGGGGGCGGGCGCGCTGTTCGCTGCGGGGTTCGTCGAGGCGGTCGAGCAGGACAAGAGCAACGCCAAGCTGGCGGCCCAACTCGGCCTGTCCGAGAAGGAGTCGGCGCGGATCGGAGCGGTCGCGGGCAAGGTCTACGCGAGCGGCTACGGCGAGAGCGTCGACCAGGTCAACCAGTCGTTGAAGGCGCTCGCGCAGAACGGCGTCGCTGCGGTCAACGCGCCGAAGAAGGATCTCGCCGGGCTGTCGAAGTCCGCGCTCGCCCTCGCCGAGACGTTCGAGGTCGACGTGTCGGACTCGGCGCGGGCGGCCGGGCAGCTCATCAAGACCGGCATGGTCAAGGACGCGCGCGGCGCGTTCGACCTGATTACCCGGGGGTTCCAGACCGGCGCGGACAAGGCCGGCGACATGCTCGACACCCTCAATGAGTACTCGACACAGTTCCGCGATCTTGGACTGACCGGGTCGCAGGCGGTCGGGCTGCTCACGCAGGGACTCAAGGCGGGCGCCCGCGACTCGGACATCGTCGCGGACGCGCTCAAAGAGTTCGCGATCCGGGCGAAGGACGGCTCGGACACCACGAAGCAGGGGTTCGACGCGATCGGCCTGTCGGCCGATCAGATGGCGCAGACCTTCGCCAAAGGCGGGCCCGGGGCGGCGAAGGCGCTCGATACGGTCCTCGACCGGCTGCGTGACATCAAGGACCCGGCGAAGCGCTCGCAGGTCGCGGTCAAGCTCTTCGGTACACAGGCCGAAGATCTGCAGCAGAGCTTGTACTCGCTCGACCCGAGCCGGGCCGAGGCGGCGCTCGGCAAGGTGGACGGCGCGGCCGGCCGCATGGGCAAGACCCTGCACAACAACGCGACGCAGCCGCTCGAAGTCTTCAAGCGGCAGGTACTGCAGGGGCTCGCCACGGTCGCGGACAAGTACGCGTTGCCCGCGTTGGTGGCTTTCGGTACGGGGCTCAACCGGTACGTGCTGCCGCCGTCGCGTGCGGTGGGCGGCGCCCTGGTCGACGTCCTCGTGCCCGCGGTCACGGCCACGGGCGGCGCTCTCGCGGCCGGCGGCCGGTGGGTGCGTGATTACGGGGTATGGCTGCTGCCGCTCGTGGTGGCCGTGGGCGGGCTCGCCGTCACCATGGGTGCCTCGGCGATCGCGACGGCCGCGACGACTGTCGCGTTCTCCGCCTACCGGGCCGTCATCCTCACGACAGCGGCCGTCACCCGCGGTTACACAATCGCTCAGGCGGCGCTCAACGCGGTCATGTCCGCGAACCCGGTCGGGTTGATCATCACAGGTGTCGCGGCGCTCGCGGCGCTGCTCATCGTCGCCTACACCCGCAGCGAAACGTTCCGCAACATCGTCCAGACCGGCTTTCGGGCCGTGGGCGCGGCGGCCGTGTGGCTGTGGCAGAGCGTCTTGTCGCCGACGTTCAGCGCGATCGGCACGGCGGGCAAGGTGCTGTTCACGATCCTCGCGGTCGTCGTGGTCGCGCCGCTCGTGATCGCTTTCCGCACGTTCGGCCTGGTGATCGGGTGGCTGTGGAACACCGCGATCGGCCCGGCGTTCCGCGCGATCGGAGCGCTCGGCAGGTGGCTCTACAACACCGCGCTGCGTCCTGCGGCCGCCGGGTCGGTCGCCGCGTTCCGCGCGATGGGCGCGGCCGGGTCGTGGCTGTACCGGTCGGCGATCGCGCCGGCGGCCCGCGGGATCGGGTCCGTGCTGTCGTGGCTGCTCGGCTCGTCCGTCAAGCCGGTCGCCGCCGGGGTCAAGACGGCGTTTCGCACCATGGGCGCGGCCGGGACGGCGCTGTACCGCTCGGCGATCAAGCCGGCGTTCGACGGGATCGGTTCGGCCGCGTCCTTCTTGTGGACCAAGGGGCTGAAGCCTGCGTTCGACGCGGGTAAGAGGGGCGTCGGCCTGTTCGCCGGGGCGTTCAAGACGGCGAAGGACGGCATCGCCAAGCAGTGGGGCGAGGTCGACGACGTCGCCAAACGGCCCGTGAATTTCGTGATCGACATGGTCTATACGCACGGCATCAAGGCCGTGTGGGACAAGGTCGCGGGATTCGTCGGGCTCGGCAAGCTCCCGAAGGCCCCGAAGCTGCTCGCCGCGGGCGGGGCCGTCGGCCCGTGGGGGCCGGCCGCGCCGATGAAGGTCAGCAAACCGACCGCGATCGTCGGCGAAGGACGGCGCCAGTACCCGGAATTCGTCATCCCGACTGACCCGCGGTACCGCGGGCGGGCCCGGTCGCTGTGGGAGGCGGCCGGGACTCAGCTCATGGCCGACGGCGGTGTGCTCGGCACCATCAAGGGGTGGGGCGGCGACGCCGTCGACTGGGGAGTCGGCAAGGCGAAGAAGATCGGCGGGGCCGTGATGGACGGTCTCGATCTGCTCACCGATCCCGGGAAGATGTGGGACAAGGCGATCAAGCCGGTCCGCGACAAGATCGCGAAGGTCGGTCAGTCGAGGTGGGCGCAGGCGATCGGGAAGCTGCCGGTCAAGATGATCGGCGGTCTCAAAGACAAGGTCGTCAGTAAGGCGAAGAGTCTGTTCGGCTCTGGCGGCGGGGGTGACATCGGCGGCTCGGGCGTCAAGCGCTGGTCGTCGGTGGTACTGCAGGCGCTCAAGCTCGTCGGGCAGCCGGCGAGTCTGCTCGGGATCACGCTGCGCCGGATGAACCAGGAGTCGGCCGGCAATCCGCGCGCGATCAACAATTCGGACATCAACGCCAAGAACGGCACGCCGTCGAAGGGCTTGATGCAGGTCATCGGCCCGACGTTCGCCGCGTACGCGGGTAAGCTCCGCGGCCGCGGCATCTGGGACCCGCTCGCCAATATCTACGCGTCGATGCGGTACGCGTTGTCGAGGTACGGCTCGCTCGCCTCGGCGTACAACCGCCCCGGCGGGTACGCGCGCGGCGGGTCGCCTCGGCCGGGCGAACTCGCGTGGGTGGGCGAGGCCGGTCCTGAACTCGTCCGGTTCAAGGGCGGCGAGACCGTTTACGATCACCGCACCTCGCTCGGCATGGCGGCCGGGCTCGGCGCCGTACGCGGGTTCGCGAAGGGCACGAGGCTGACGGGCACCTACCGTTCGCCCACCGAGATCAAGGCACGCCGGGAACTGCCCGGCGACCTCAAAGGCTTCACGAAGAGCCTGACCGGATCGGCGAGCGATATCGCGCGGGCGGCGAAGAGCCTCGCCGACGACCTGCGGAAGACCGGCAAGGCGGGCCGCGGGCTCGCCGACAAGGTCGGCCGGACGTCGGCCAAGCTGCAGGGGCTCGCGCGAAGGCGCGAGACCGTCGCCTCAACGCTCGCGACCGCGCGGCAGGCGGCGGTCGACCAGCGGCAGAGCGCGAAGGATTACCTCGGGCTGACGAACATCAACGGCGGGAAGATCGCCACGGTCGGCGATCTGATCTCGGGCATGAAGACGCGGCAGTCATCGCTCTCGAAGTTCCAAGGGCTGATCAAGACGGCGCAGAAGAAGGGGGTCGACCAGTCCGTCATTCAGCAGATGGTCGCCGCCGGGCCCGACAGCGGGCTCGCACAGCTCATCTCCGGGGCGTCCGCGGGCGACATCAAGAAGATCAACTCTCTTGCCAAGAGCGGCGCGAAGCTGTCGACGTCGTACGGAAACACGATGGCCGACGCGATGTACGACAGCGGCAAGCGTGCGGGCGACGGTTTCCTCGCTGGTCTGCGCGCGCAGGAAAAGGCCCTGCAGAAGCAGATGGACAAGCTCGGCGACGCCCTCGTCGACTCGATCCGCAAGCGGCTCAAGATCCGGTCCCCGAGCCGTGAGACCGAGGAGGTCGGCGAGATGGTCGGCGCGGGCGTCGTCGTCGGCACCGACAAGTCGCTCGCCGCGGTGCGGGCGGGCGCGAAGCGGCTTGGCCGCGCGGCGATCCCGCCCGTCGTGCCGACGGCTGAGGCGGTGCGCGCCGCCGCGCAGGCCGGCGGGCAGCCGGGCGGCACCACGTACAACGTGTATCCGCGCACGCTCGACATGAGCGTGCGCGACCTGGAGCTGCTGCAGCGGCGGCAGGACGCCCTCGCTCGGGGGGGGGCAGGACGCCCTCGCTCGGGTGGGGAGGCCCCGTTAGATGCCCCTGATCACCGCACCGGCTGTCGACCCGCCCGATCCGGGCGGCACACCGGTTCCGCTGCCCGAGGTCGGGCTCGCCGTCGCCTCGTACACCGATCCTTCCTGGACCGTGTGGCCGTTGATGGACGAGGCGGCCGGGTGGTTCACGCTCGCCGACGGCGTCTCGGGGCTCGGCGCGGCGCCATACACGCTCACGACGGACGCGCACCCGCGCGGCGGCGCCCGGCTGCGGTACGCGCAGCCGCAGCCGCGGGCGATCGTGTGGCCGCTGTACGTGTACGGCGGGGATCACGTCGAGTTCGTCGGCCGGTGGCGGGCGCTCGCATCGGCGTTCACGCGCACGCTGCGCGAGGGGCCCGGATGGCTGGAGATCGCGCGGCCGGACGGCACTCGCAGGCGGATCGCCGTGCACTATCAAGAGGGGTTCGAGGGGCGCGGATCGAAGGGGTCCGGGATCGTCTCGGACTCCGCCGTGATCACCCTGTGGTGCGAGGACCCCTATTGGATCGACCCGGTCGAGGTGTCCGTGCACCGTGAGACCGGCGCGCTCGTCGACTTCCTTGTGCCCTACCCGAGCGTCTCGTCGTCGCAGGTGCTCGGGGCGACCACGCTCCGGAACCCGGGGGATGTGGTCGTGTGGCCGAAGTGGACGGTCACGGGCCCGGCGTCGCTGATCACGTTCACGCACGACGGAACGGGCGAGTCGTTCTCGCTCAACCCGGCGGCGACCGGGCACGGCAACCTACTCGCCGGCGAGCGGGTCACGATCGCTACCGATCCGCCCGCCGTGCGCTACCAGGACGGCGGCAGCTGGACCGCGGGGCTCAACTGGCCCGGCGCGGTGCTGTGGGGGCTGTCACCCGGGGACAACCCGGTGACGTTCCAGCTCGACGGGTCCGGCCCCGGCAGCGCGGTTGACCTGGCTTTCAGCCCCCGGTACGAGACCGCCTGATCGCGAGGGAGGGGTGCGGGCCGGTGGCCGTACAGCTACTCATCACCGACAAGAACCTCGCCGTGCAGGGTGACCCGCTCGACGGCTGGACGAGCCTCGACTGCACGCGGCGGTTCAACGAGCCGGGCTCGGGCAGCGTCGAGCTTCCCGCCCGGCCGGACGTCATGGCCCAACTGCAGCCCGGCGCCCGGCTGGTCATCATCCGCGACGGGGCGGTGTGGATGGCTGGTCCGCTGGAGATCCCGACCGATTTCTCGTGGTCGGTCACCGAGGACCCCGGTTGGGGCAGGGTGACGGTCACCTTCACGGACGACCTCGCCACGGTGGCCGGGTACATCACGTGGCCGACACCGGCCGACGCGTGGACGGCACAGCCCGCCAACACCTACCGGCAGCTCGCCGCCACCAACGCGGAAACGGTCATTCGGACCCTGGTCGGCGAGAACTGCGGGGCCGGCGCGCGCCCCGAGCGGCGCATCCCGCGCCTGACGCTCGACACCGCGGCGGGCGTGGGCACTTCGACGACGCTGAAGACGCGGTTCGAGCCGCTGCTCGACGTCTGCAGGCGCATCGCGCTGGACGGCGGGAAGATCGGGTTTCGCACGGGGCAGGCGGCCGGACAGATCCTGTTCGGCTGCTACGCGCCCCGCGACCTCACGGCGACCGCCCGGTTCAGCATCGGGATCGGCAACCTGCGGTCCATCCAGTTCAAGCGCAGCGCGCCGACCGTCACGCACGCGCTGATCGCCGGAACCGAGCCGGACATCGGCACCACGGGACGCACCTACGTGCAGGTCGCCGACCCCGCGGCCGCCGCCTCGTGGTGGCGGGTCGAGCGGTACGTCGACGGCTCGGCGCAGACCGACACCGACGGCGAGCTCACGCAGGCCGGGAACGGGGAGATCGCAGGCGGCGCCGCCCCCGTCGAACTCGCGACGGTCACCGTGGACACCCCCGATCTCAAGGCCGGCCGCGAATTCGACCTCGGCGACCGGGTCACCGTGGCGCTTCCGTTCGGCGTCGAGGTCGCCGACCTCGTCCGCTCCATCCACCTGCAGGCCACCCCGGACGCGGGCGAGGTCGTCACGACCCTGGTCGGGTCACCGGAGGCAACCACCGACCCCGCCACGGTCAAGACCCTGCGCACGCTCGCCCGCCGCCTCGGCCGACTCGAAACCCGATAGCGAAGGAGGTGCCCGTGGCTCAGGACTCGTGGCCGTCACCGGCACACAATGCCCGCGCGGTCACTGACACCGAGTACGAGAAGATCGCCGCGGCGTTCAGCGGTGACGGCGTATACGGCACACCGGCCGACCCGGCGGTCGTGACGGCAGGCACCGGCTTGTCGGTCAATGTGCGCGCGGCCGTCTACGGCAGTGTGCGCGGGCACGCGTGGACCTCGGGCACCACGACCGTGAACCTGCCGATCAGCCCGAATCTGTCCGGGCAGACCCGAACCGACCGCATCGTGCTGCGCCTTGACCGGGCTACGTGGACGGTCCGCGCCATCGTCAAGCAGGGGGTGCCCGGCTCGGGCCCGCCGATGCTGACACAGCAGACCGGCGATGTCGGCGTGTACGAGGTGCTGCTCGCCACGGTCACCGTGCCGAACGGAGCGAACTCGGTCACCGTGGCCCGCAACGAGCGCTACGTCGGTACGCGGATCCGGCCGGTCGACTCGAAGTGGTACGACCCGAACCCGCAGCGCGGCGAGGTGCGGTACGAGGTCGACACCGACCGGCTGCGCGTGTACACCGGCGCCGCGTGGCGCACGGTGTTCTCGGACAGCGGCGCGATCGAGGCAGACGCCAACGTCCCGTCATGGTCGGTCGTCGTCGCCCCCATCCTGGAAGAGCGGAACGGAACCGTGAACCTGCGCCTCGGGCAGTTCTCCCGCACCGGCGGCAACCTGTCCGGGCCCGCCGACTCCCGCCTGCCCGTGCTCGTCCCGGCGGCATACCGCCACCCCAACCGCAACGTCTACTCGATCGGCTACATCACCGGCGCGAAGATCAGCCGCATCACGATCTATCCCGCCAACCACTCCACGCGACCGGGGCAAGCGTGGCTGACACAGAAACCGGACATAACCAACGCCGACGACGTACTGCCCGGTGACGTGAGTTGGGTGGTGGACTGACATGGCGCGGTACCAATTCGGCGCGAGCGTCGCCGACTTCGTGGTGCAGCCGCAAGACGGCATTTGGGGTGTGGCGCCTGGCGTGGCGGTGACGTTCTGGGACTCTCCCACGGGCGGCACCTGGTACACCGATCTCCTGGCCGAGACCGGCGCGGCCACGTCCCAGGTAGTGACGGACGCGTCCGGGGCGATCCCCGAGTTTCAGGGGCCGGAGGGCGTCACCGGCATGTGGGCGGACGCCGGCGGCACCACTCGGGTATGGATCACCGCGCGCGGCACCGGGGGCGCCGGCACATCCAAGGGGCTCGTCTTCGCCGCGCCGACCGGGCCCGCCGCCTACGTCGTGTGGCGGGCACCGCGGGCGTGCGTCGTGTCCGCCGTGCACGGATACCGGCAGGGCGGCACCGGGGCGACGGTCAACGCGCAGAAGAACGGCGCGGATCTACTGGCGACGGATCTGTCGCTGTCCACGGCCGACACGTGGCTGACCGGTCCGGCCGTGCAGGGCGAAGCCATGGCGGCCGGGGACTCCCTCGCCGTGGCCGTGCGCGCCGTGAGCGGCGAGGTGACCGCGGTGACCGTGCAGATCGATGTGCAGGGGGTGTGATGAGTCCGCTCATGGTCCTCGATGACCAGAACGCCTATCCGCGTCCGGTCGGGGCGCTGTCCGCGGAGCCGGTGGCGGGCCCGCCGCAGATGCTGCAGGTTTCCGACGGTTCCGGCCTCTTGGCGACGTTCACCGCAGGCGCGAAGACAGTCACGGTTCGAGGGCAGCGGCGGACGTTCACGGAGCGGAAGCGGCCGTTCGTGGACAGCTTCGCCCGGACCGTCAGCAGCGGATGGGGACAGTCGCCCGGCGGTGGCACATGGCTGAACCTCGCCGGTAGCGACGCACTGTTCAGCGTCGACGGCTCGCAGGGCGTCATCGTCAACGACACCGCCAACACGGGCCGCTACGCGTCGGTCAACGACGGTGATATCGCCGATGTCTCGGCGAGCTGCAAGGTCACCGCCAGCAAGACCGCGACCGGGGCGACGACCTCCATCGCCATGACGTTCGGGTACGTGGACAGCTCGAACCACTACCGGGCGCGGCTGCTCATCAACACCACCGGCACGGTTCAGTTGGCGTTGGAGAAGACCGTGGGAGGGACGACGACAACGCTCGGCTCGGCTGCCACCGTGGGCAGCGGTTTCACAGCCGGGCAGTGGTGGCACATCCGTGTCCAGCGCACCGGGTCAACGGTCCGCTGCCGAGCGTGGCTCGACGGCACCGCCGAACCGTCCGTGTGGCTGCACTCCGCGACCGACACGGCGCTGCCGACCGGCCGCGTCGGTCTCCGCAGCTTCGCGTCGACCGGTTCGACCGCGATGCCGTTCAACACGCTCGTGGACGAGGTCGCCGTCGACTCCGCGGTGTGGGCGAACCCGCCAACCGTCACGCACGACACGTGGGTGCGCGTCCTCAACGCCCCGTTCAACGGCACGTGGACGACCGGCCTCGCCAACCGGGTACGCGCCTGGTCCGCCGACAGCACACCCGACGTGCTCGCCTACGCGATGATGTACGTCACAGGGGCCCCCGCCGTCACGTCACCTGCGCTGGACGGCAGGAAGGTGTTCGGCGAGGCGCAGTACGGACCTCTCAAACCCGATGGCACCCGGTCTGAATTCTCCGACTGGAACGATTACATCGGCGTTCCCTGGACCTACCCCAACGGCGAAACCCGCGGTTTCCCGCACGGAGAGATCACGGTCAGCGGCTGCCTCGACTGCTCGGGCTTCGTCCGCACCGTCTACGGCCGGCACCTCGGCATACCCATGGTGTTCGACCAGAACTTTGACGGCATCAACCTGCCGCGCCGCACCCGCGACATCGGCCCATCGGGGCCGGGCGTCCTGATTCAGGACTCCACGGGAGTACCGCCGCCGCTCGCCGGGATGCACCCCGGCGACGTCGTGCTGTTCGACGCGGACCAAAGCGAGCCCGTCGAGGGGCAGATCGACCACAACGGCATCTATCTCGGACAGGACCCGTCCGGCAACCACCGGTTCATCAGTTCCCGCAAGGTCGTGTCCGGCCCGACGTTCAGCGACCTCGGCGGCCCCTCAACTCTCAACGGAACCGGCACCTACGCCAAGCGCCTTCGGAAGATCCGCAGGTTCTGACAAGACCGTTCCTCACTTCACGCCCCGTGCCATCCGGCCGGGGCGTTCGTCATTCCCAAGAAAGGGGCTCACCCATGAGCGACACCGACCGGCCGGTCGAGGCCGACCTCGACCAGGACGAACAGGCCGAGCAGCTCGTCGAGACCGACAACGGCCCGACCGTCGCCGACGAGACCGACCTGCTCGAAACGGAGTTCGGCGCTGCCGACATGACCGGCACGTACGTGGCCGTAGCGGGCGGTGACCTCGCATGAGCGTCGAGCGGATGATCGCGGCCGCCGAGAAGTCGCTCGGGCTCGGCGAGCCAAACGCGATACAACGGTGGTACCGCAAGCGCAACGGCGGCGCCTACGCGGGCAACTTCGCGTGGTGCAACGCTGCGGTGACGTACTGGTCCGTGCTCGCCGACGAGCACGACACCGTGTGCCTGGGAACCGACTACGCGTACACCGTCGCGCACGCCGCCCGCTTCAAGGCAGCCGGACAGTGGCACAGCGACGTCGCCGGTATCCGGCGCGGCGACATCGTGTTCTTCGACTGGGGCGGCACCAACGACATCGCCCGTATCGATCACGTCGGCATCGTCACGGGCGTCAGCGGCCGATACGTCTACACGATCGAGGGCAACACCGCCGACGTGTGCGCGCGCCGTGTGCGCACCGCTTCGACGATCACCGGATACGGACGGCCCAAGTACAAGGCGGCCGCCACTGGCCGGAAGGTGAAGGTCGCCGACGTGGCCGCGGCCGCGCGCCGTGACCCGGCCGCCCCGCAGGGCGCCACCACCCACAAGGCGGCCGTCCTGGTCGTCGAGCGCGCCCTCGTCGCCGAGGGGCTGCTCGCCGCCCGGTGGGTCGATGGGTCGTTCGGCACCGAGTCGATCAAGGCGTACGCGAAGTGGCAGCGCTCGAAGGCCGGCGGGTCCTACACGGGCAAGGACGCCGACGGCGTGCCCGGGAAGTCCTCGCTCGCCAAACTCGGCGCCCGCCATGGCTTCAACGTCATCTGACACCCCTAGGGAGATCACCCCATGTTCGGAAGCAAGCTGCGGTTCGACATCGCCGAGCGGGCGCTGTGGACCGGCGCACAGGGCGCGCTCGGCGTCCTGATAACTGACCTCGCCGGCGTGTCCATGTGGTGGGCGGCGCCGATCGCGCTCGTCCTGGCGTCCGCGAAGTCGTGGGTCGCCGGCCGCCTCGGCGTGCTCGGTACCGGCTCGACGCTGCCGAAGGCACTCGACCCGGCGACCCCGCCGCGCACCGTCGGTCTCGGACCGGCCGCCGGATACCCCGAGGACCCGCTCACCCCGTAGGCGCCCCCTTGCTCACCCACACCGCGGAGGGACAGCGTGGACGCTGCGACGCTCGGCGCCGTTGGAACCATCGTCGTCGGGCTCGCCGCGGCCGCCGCCGCCCTGGTCGGACAGCGCGGCGCGAACCGGGCTTCGCAGTCCGGCGCCATCCTCGGCGGGTACTCGACGCTCGTCGACAACCTGCAGGAAGAGCGCGACAAGCTCGCGCGGCAGCTCGCCGAGAACGAGGTGAAGCTCGCCGCGGCGTACGCCGAGCTCGCCAGTGAACGGGCCGACAAGGCAGGACTGCAGGGGCAGATCGCGGCGCTCACCGCGGAGAACGCCCGGCTGCGCGACCGGATCGACGAGCTCGGGGGGCAGCCGACGTGAAGCGCCGTCACGCTCAGCCGATCCTCGCGCAGCGGTGGCGCCCCCTCGCCGTCGCCGCCGTTCTCCTCGTGCTGTCGGGCGCCGTCATCCTGGTGTGGTTGCGCATCGACGCCGAGGCACGCCGGGCCGACGCGCTCGCCGACGAGGCGAACCTGCGCGGGGACGCCGTCGCGGTGCTCGCCGGCGACGTGCGCGTGCTGCGCGAGCAGATCAAGGCGAAGGGCGGCACCCCGGCGGCGCCGGACCCCGAGCGTGCCGTCGAGGATCTCCCGGACCGGGCCGAGGTGCCCGTGCCGACCGCGGGGCCCGACCGGGCCCGCGGGGCGCACGGAGAGAAGGGCGACCAGGGCAGCCCGGGAAAGTCGGGCCCTACGCCGAAGCCGGGCCCGAGCGGCGTCAAAGGTGACCAGGGCGAGCCCGGCTCGTCCGTGACCGGGCCGCCGGGCCCCGCCGGGCCACCCGGCACAGACGGGAAGGACGGGTCCGACGGGCGCGCCGGCGTCGACGGGAAGGACGGCGCTTCAGGCCAGACGTGCCCCGACGGGTACACGCTTCAGGCGCCATCCTGGGACCCCGACGCGCTCGTGTGCCGAAGGAACGGAGCACCGGCCCCCGACCCACCGTCACCGAGCCCGGCCGCCTTCGGACTGCCAATGGAACGACGCAAGGACTGACGATATGCGCCCCTGTCCGGCCTCACGGCCGGACAGGGGCGCTCTCGTGCGTATGGGCCGTGATGCACTCCTTCAGGTGACGGAGATATCCACAAGGGCCGCCCCATCCACCAAGATCCATAAGAGAGACGGAACGCGACCACAGTCGTCGCATGAGCACGCGAACGAACGCCACGCGCCTTGTCCCCTGGTAACACCGGAGCGCGCGCAGGGCCTAGACCGTCCCTTCGACGGGCGGTGCGGACTGTCAGAACCCGTCTCGATGCCTCCGACTCAAACGTCCCGAATCGGGTTCCCAGCGGATAGAAGCCTCGCCCCGTGTGGGTCGACCTGCTGCGCTTGACCCCGGCCCGACAGCACCCTGCAACCGTAGGTCTGCACGCGTTGTCTCCCTCCTCATGACAGCCAACCAGAGGCCGCGTTCGAGCCCGGATGATCGAGAGTTGCGGCTGTGGAAGGTCGGCCGGGCTCTCACGGTCGCCTTCATAACCGCAGTCATGGTCGCGGGGGGCGTCTTCTACGGACTGGTGGTCCTGCTGGACGTCCAGGAGATCGACCACACTGCGAAGCTCGACGCGAAGACGCTCTTCGACCTGGTGAAACTCTCCTTCGGAGTCGTCGCCGGATCCGGCGCGCTCGTCGCCCTGGTCGTCGCCTACCGCCGCCAGCGCGTCGACGAGGCAGGCGCCCACCGCGAAGCCACCCGGCTCCACACCGAGCGCTTCTCCCAGGCCGTCGACAAACTCGGCTCCGACTCCCCGGCCGTCCGACTCGGCGGCGTCCACGCTCTGGCCGGCCTCGCTGACGACGCCCCCGACGACAGCCAGCGCCAGACCTGTATCGACGTCCTGTGCGCCTACCTCCAGCTCCCCTACACCCCCGACCCCGGCGACGGCCCCGACCATCAAGAGGAGCACCACCGCTATCTGGCTCTACGCAAGGTCCGGCACACGATCCTGCGCCTCATTGGCGACCATTACCGACGGCCCCGAGGCTCCCACCGCTCCTGGCAAGGCTGCGACCTCGACCTCACCGGCGTCACCATCGACAGCGACATGAACTTCGCCAGGGCGGTGTTCTCCAGCGGCGTGACGTTCGCTAGGGCGGTGTTCTCCGGCGGCAACGTGTACTTCGGGGACGCGAAGTTCTCCGGCGGAAGCGTGTCCTTCAACGGGGCGGAGTTCGCCGGCGGAAGCGTGACCTTCAACGGGGCGGAGTTCGCCGGCGGGTCCGTGTACTTCAACGGGGCGGAGTTCTCCGGCAGCGACGTGTACTTCGGGAACGCGAAGTTCTCCGGCGGAAGCGTGTCCTTCATCGGAGCGGAGTTCTCCCGCGACACCATGTCCTTCATCGGGGCGGAGTTCTCCGGCGGACGCGTGTCCTTCTTCGGCGCCGAATTCTCCGGCGGCAACGTGTACATCGGCGGCGCGGTGTTCTCCGGCGGCAGCGTGACCTTCGACCGCGCGGTGTTCTCCGGCGGCAGCGTGGACTTCGGCAGCGCGGCATTCTCCGGCGGCAGCGTGACCTTCGACCGCCTTTGGCAGCGTGCTGTTCTCCGGCGGCGACGTGGACTTCGGCAGCGCGGAATTCTCCGGCGGCGACGTGGACTTCGACCGCGCGGCAGGTCCGGTTCCCAGAGGGCTCCTCGATGCCGTCGGCAGTCCTGTCCCTGCGACGGTAGTTCTGCCCTCTTCTTGGCTCCCCCATTCCGGCTGACAGAGCTGGTCGCTCAAGAAACATGCAGGGGTTCCAAGACAGGTTCTCAGAGGTGTGCGCCCCAGATGCCTCGGGCCGCTCGAGGTCATGCTCCGAGCACTTCGCCAACTCCTCAGCCGACATTGAAGAGTCGGGGAAGCTCCTCGATGGGTTCTGCGCGACGCCCCATGAGGTACACGCGGTTCCTCGTGCGCTGA